TCATTCGTAATATAGGAATTATTTCCTGTTTCTTTGCAAAACTTCTCAACAGCAGGATTCACACCAAACACTCCATGATAGACAGATCCACTCCAGATGTGTTTGTCAATTCCATTCTCATGAAACCGCTTATCTTCCCACCATTTGATTTTTAAATAATCATGCCCACATAACCAGCCACCTGGTTTTACCTTGGGCCACCATTTATCAATGTCTTCCTTAACAAATTCGTAAGCATGATTGGCATCTATGTATACAAAGTCTAGACTTTCGTTTGGAAAAATGCCACTGGCTACAGTAGATGTAGCTCTAATCATGACAGCTCTATCTTCAAGCCCTTTGATACTGTTCATAGCATCGCCATATACACCATGCTCAAAGTTGGAATGATTACTTGCATCAATGTATTCATCACCTAATGGTCTCCAAACATCCACCATGTAGAGTGTGCCATTCCAAATATTTAAGATTTCTTTTGAAAACTCTCCTTTGAACGTACCCACTTCAACTCCCTTACCTTCAGGCAATTGCGTGAATATTTCTTTGAAGAATTGGATTCTATTCTTTTCTATATCAATCATTTAGTATTGGTTTTTACGAATTAAATATATGAACTTTTGGTAGTTATGAATACATGTTATAAATTTACTACTATTCGCCAGAATTGAATAAAAAACTGTCCAACAAAAACTCCATAGCACACCTCCCCAGGGGTGTGCTTTGTTGTTTCAATCAATCGTAAATGAATCCTAGTATGGCAACTGACTTGTATCAGCAGCAAATTAACAACGAATTAAAAAGTATGGACCAGCGTCTTTATGACTTGGAAGAGAAAATGTCTTCCATTGATGGAAAACTTACGCAAGTGGTAGATGCAATTCTAGGCAATCCTCTGACAAAGTCTGGTGGGTTTGTGGATAAAATTGAAATGTTAGAAGAGAAAGTTATTCTAATGGAGAAGAAGATTGAGAAGCAGGACGAATTCAGAAAAAGAATTACATGGACAGGCGGTATCATCATTGGCGCATTACTACTTTTAGAATACATCACTAAAATTTATACAAGTTTAGCTTAACAGATCATGCAAATCTCAAAACATCTAAGACTAGCAGAAATAACTAGAAGCGATACTGCTAAGCGTAATGGTATTGATAACACACCAACAGCAGAGCACTTAGAAAACTTTAAGCTACTGGCTGATAAAGTTTTTGAGCCTATACGAGAGCATTTTAAAACTCCAATATTCATAAGCTCTGGATACAGATCCAAAGAGCTAAATGCTTTTATTAAAGGCAGCGCATCATCTCAACATTGCAAAGGTCAAGCTATCGACATAGACATGGATGGAAGCAATGGAGAAGTGACCAATAGAATGGTATTTGATTTTATTAAAAATAAACTAGACTTTGACCAGCTCATCTGGGAGTTTGGAACAGACTTTAACCCTGATTGGGTTCATGTTAGTTACGCTAAAGGAGCAAACAGAAAACAAATTCTAAAAGCTGTTAGAGCTGGTGGTAAAACATCTTATCAAGCATTCAAATGAAACAGTTTGTAAAAGATTTATTCAATGATAATAACAGCATCAATGAAAAAGCTGTAGTGGGATTCATTGCTTTCTTCATGATGGTTATTTCTCTTGCTGTAGATTTAGCTACAGGATGGCTTGGTAGAGAGCTTCTCATCAATGAATTCATATTTGATGGATTCATGGTGATTACATTGGGTGCATTTGGAATTGCTTCTGTAGATAAATGGATTAATAAAACAAAAAATTCTAATAATGTTGGTGAGTAATAATTTAAAAAATCTAAATGGAAGAGATACTAAAAAATGTAGGAATTAATATTGGACTGATTGTAGCTGGTTTTTTTGGTAGTTTGTTACTGATCAACAAAAAATCTGCTGATAACATAAAAAATACACTAACTTCTATAATAGCTGGTGTGGCTTCAGCTAATTATCTTACTCCTGTAGTCATAGATTTATTCAATGTGGAGAAACAGAATTACACTTTATCAATTGCATTTATTTTAGGATTCTTAGGATTAAAAGGGGTTGAAATGATAACTTCTAAATTTATTAAAAATGGAAACGATAGTAAATTTAATAGCTAATAGCTTAATAGTATTAGGAATGTTGTTCTTTATCATTGGAGTATTTGGTAGAAAGAGCAAAGTGATTGATTCAATGCATCCTGTAGAAAAATTTCTACTTAAGTTAGCATTGTGTGGTACAGCTGCTGGTTCTTTGTTTAATTTATTAACATTATCCACTCCTCAAAGTTCAGAAATTTTACTTAATATAGGATTGGCTTTTCTGTTTGTGTGGGCAGCATGGTTTCATTGGAAGTATTTTGTAAATAGTAATAAAAATCAATAAGTTTACATTAAATAAAATGGCAAAGGCAAAAGTTGCAGCAGTAGAACGTAAGATATCTTTTGGCAAGAAGAGACTTGGAAAAGCCAAGAACCTGAATACACCAAAGGGTAAAAAGGTTAGTAAATACAGAGGACAAGGAAGATAATCATGGGCATACCTAACAGACAAATTGGTTGGAGTCAAGAATCCAATCTGCTTTGGCAAATATCAAAGCAGCTTGATGAAGCTTCATGTCAATTATGTAATATTTCTGGCAGTTCAGGTACAAGTGGTTCAGCTGGAACATCAGGTACATCTGGTGTAAGTTTATATTACGGATCTTTCATATATAACTTTACCACTACACTTACAGCAGCTATTCCAAATCCTAGTTCTACAGCTACAATTCAAGTAACAGATACTACAGGATTTCCTACATCAGGATATATAAAGATTGGTTCTGAGATTATTGGACATACAGGGAAGACAGCTACAAGTTTTACAGGAATAATAAGAGGTGTAGCCACATCTAGTGCATCTAGCCACCCTCTTGGGTCTGCTGTTAGTCAAGCTCAAGTGACTCCTGCTAATATTGCTTCACAGGTTTTAATAGATGAAACAGAACTATCTAATGGTGTTTCACTCAGTGGATTAGGCGATATTACAATAGCTAATGCTGGTACTTATAATATTCAGTTTAGTATACAGTTTGAAAACTTTGGTAATGACTATGATGATGTTGCAGTTTGGTTTAGATTGAACGGAAATAATATTCCTAAGTCTGCTAGTTATTCCACTATACCACAGTCACATGCTGGATCACCTGGTGCTATTATTATAACAGTCAACATTTTTTACACATGTGTTGGTGGAGAAGTGTTTTCTCTAATGTGGCAAAATGATCAAGGAACAGCTGCTATTACAAGTATTCCTCCTTCAGGTAATGTACCACAGTCTCCAGGAGTAATTCTAACAGTTAATAAAATAGGAACATAAAATATTTAATAATATGGGTATCCCAAAAAAACAAATTGGATGGAGCGTAGAGAGTAACCTATTGTGGCAGATTAGTAGTCAATTAGATCAACTTATCAAAGTGACTGCTAGTTTAACTACCACTACAACAACCACTACCACTCCTTAATAGAGAAACTAAAAAACCAATAACAACTACATATGAAGGATCTTAGATTTGTCTGTGTCCAACCAGATGACACTTATTTTACATGGCAAGTGCATTTATGGTTGGAAAGTCTTAAAGAAATAGGACACTCTGATAAAGCAATTGTTCTTCTTTACATTCCAACAGGAAGAGCAAAGAACACAAAATGGGAACAAATTATCAATTTGTATCCAGAAGCAGAGTTTCACTTCTACCAAGACGAGGGTGATTTAGATAAGTATTTACCTATATACATTCCAATCCTTAGACCTTGGACACTGTGGAAACACTTCAAGGCAAATCCAGATCTTAGCAGCAAAGCAATATTCTACTGCGATTCTGATGTGCTATTCACAAAAGATTTCAATGTAGATGATTATACACAGGATGATGTATGCTATTTGTCAGATACAAACAGCTATATCAATGCTAGATATTTTGAGAGTAAAGAGAAAGACGTTCTTCCAAATAAGTTGGAAGAGTATAAGACTAGAGATATTCTTGGAGAAGTGATGAGTTTAGTTGGTGTAGATAAGCAAATAGCTATTGACAACAACGAACATTCAGGAGGAGCACAATACTTTCTCAAAGATGTTGATGCTACATTCTGGGACAAGGTGATGAATGACTGCATGATGATCAGAGTTTATCTACAGAAGATAAACAAAGAGTTCTTCGAAAGTGAGAATGCAGGATATCAAAGCTGGTGTGCAGATATGTGGGCAGTTCTTTGGAATCTCTGGTTCAGAGGACAACAAACAAAAGTGATTAAAGAAATGAATTTCTCTTGGGCAACTGATCCAATTGAAAGACTAGAAGAAAATACCCTGTTTCATAATGCAGGGATTGTATCAACCCACAATGGAACATATCACTGTTTCTACAAAGGGAAATATCACAATGGTGGAGATCCAACAAAAGATCCACATCTAGATGCAATCCTTAACGATGAAACATCACAAAAATATTGCACATGGTTCTATGCAAATAAAATTAAAGAACTAAAAAATAAATATAACCTAAACTATTAACCGTAAAAAATTATGGGAGGCGACAACAGAAAAGATCTGAAAGCTTACGTTCGTTATGATGGTAGCGGACGTGTGGTAGCAGGTAGCTTAATCCTTAGGAGAAAGATGCCTAAAGTGGGTAAATGGGTAGAGATTCCAGCTTATGAGTGCTGCAATCCTACAACAACTACAACAACTACGAGCACAAGCACAAGTACAACAACGACTACTACTACAGTAGCACCTACAACTACAACCACCACTACTTCACCAGGATAATCATGGCAAGTAATAGAAGAACTTTGAAAGCATACGTTCGATACGATGGATCAGGACGTGTTATTCCTGGTAGCTTGATTCTTAATAGATTTAAGCCAAAGGTGGGCAATTGGAAAGAAACTCAAGCATATCTATGCTGCAATGAAGCTCCTCTTCCTTCAAATTGTATTGAGTTTGTGGTAGACACTACAGAGGGTACATTCTTTGCATTTAGTTTTAACACTACAGGACCTATCAACTTCACTGTTGATTGGGGTGATGGTACAACACATGTTGATGCGGGAGCTGGTGGATTCTATTCAGAAACACATACATATCCTGAATCTAATCAACAATACACTGTTAGAGTGTGCTTTGATGATATCAATAGTGTTATTGAATTTAACTCTTCACCTGACTAAAACTAAATAACTATGGCACAAATTGTATCAATAACAGGATTACAGAATCTTGTAAACCTACAAGGAATTTATATAGATTGGAATGCTTTTCAATCTGTTAATTTGTCCAATCTTCCTAATCTAGTAGAGGTTGATATCAGCGACTGTGATGTTCCTGGAACTAACACTAGCAGTTTAACATCTGTTAACTTTTCAGGATCTACAGCTATTCAGCAACTTCGTCTTGATGATAGTGATTTCTCAGGAGGAGTTCCTAATCTATCAGCACTCACTGCTCTTCAAACTTTAGACTTAGATCAGTGTAATATTTCTGGTATATTAGATCTTTCTGGACTTACATCTTTGATTAATTTAGACGTTTCTGGAAATCTAGCAATGACATCAGTGGTAATAGCTGATTCACAACCTATTACAGACTTTAATGGAATTGAGTGTGCTTTAACAGAAACAGCTGTAGATGACATTCTTGTTGTATTAAGCAACAATGGTCAGGCAGGTGGAAATGTTGATCTTTCTGAGGGAACAAGCGCTCCTCCAAGTGCTACAGGACTAGCTGCAAAAGCTGTTCTTGAGGGTAATGGATGGGTAGTGAATGTAAATTAATAAACTAAAAATGGCAAAATCCCTATTTCCAGAGGATATGATTAGCAAAAGCAGTGGACAAGGAGCTATGACTCTAGAGTCCATTGCTTCTAAGCTAACTCACTTCCACGAGCAACTACATTTGTTGCACTGGCAAACTACAAGTTATGCAGAGCATCAAGCACTTGGTGGATTGTATGATTATGTCCATGACTTTAAAGATGGTGTGATTGAGAAACTAATGGGGTATACAGGTAAAAGACCTACTTCCATGAAGATTGATTCAATCATGACCACATCAGCTGAGGCTGTTGTTTCAGAATTAATGGCATTTGCATCATCATTAAAATCTTACGCTGAAATAAATTCATATCATGACATTGCAAATCTTGCAGATTCTTTGTCTGGTGAAGCAGCTAAAACTAAATATTTACTAACTTTATCTTAATGGATATAGTAAAGAAGTTCTTTCCAGAGATCATGCAGGATAACGACATGGTCTACTTTGCAAGGTTAGAAGGAATGATTGACTCAATCGATGAGCTTTCTTCTTTGCAAATCACAAAGAACTCCAACTCATATCAATTTAGACTTGCTCCAAGTCATCCTAAGTATATAGGAATGCTACTTGATGAGGTGTTGAAGTTTCATAACATATATGGAATCAGACTAAACTTATCAAAGAGTATTAAGACAACAGGCACAATATCATTTGAAATCATTTTATAAACCAATACAATTATGTCTTACGATCCAACACAGAAGTACATCTGGTCTCCAGATGAGAAAATTGAATTAACTGGTCAGGAATTTGCAATGGTGGTAAATGCTGTAAGAAGCATTCTTAACCTTCCAGAAGCTCCAGCAATCATCCTTGCTGACAAGGCTAATTCAGCTCTTGACAGCATTATGGCTAAGAGTGTTGAGCAAGGTAAAATCAAACCTGCCCCTACACAATTAACTATTCACAACGATGAAGAAGGAAATGATTAAAAGAGCTGATGGCTCAGTTTCACAACGTGGCTTGTGGGATAATATTAGAGCAAATAAAGGCAGTGGGAAAAAACCCACTGCTTCTATGCTCGAGCGAGAAAGGGAGATTAAATCTAAAGCTAAAAAGAAAGCTAAAAAGAAATAGATATGAAAAAGAAAATGCAAGCTGGTGGAGTTGTTAAAACTCAACCAAAGCGTGTAGGTCCTGTTGATCCTGATGGTGCTTGGACTAAAGTACAAGAAAGAAACTTGCCTCCAGTTAATGCAAAAACTAAAGTAAGTCTTGCTCCAGATAAAGAACTTGGTGCTACCAAGATGATGAAAAAGGGTGGTGAGATAGAAAAAGCTAAAGGTGGTAAGTGGATTCAGAAGGCTATTAAAAAGCCAGGAGCTCTACGTGCACAACTTGGTGCTAAGAAGGGAGAACCTATTCCTGCTAGTAAACTTGCTGCTGCTGCTAAAAAGGGTGGTAAACTAGGTCAAAGAGCTCGTCTTGCTCAGACCTTAAAGAAGATGAATAAAAAGTAATGAACAAAGTTAAAAGCTTTGATATGGGTCAGTACATCCTTGTTATAGGCAAAGATGCCACTGACATATTTAAGTTTTACAATGTTGACAAAATGCATGGTCTCAATCTCAAAGATGCTATAGCAGAAGAGATTGATAAGACTAAGGGTAATGGTGTCTACATCTATGGGTTGACAAATTATGATCCAGAAGATAAAAAGCTAATAGCTAAAGATCCTTATAAACCCTTCCTGTTTTTGAACATGGGCACGTTTAAAAGATATAGTGCTGATGAACAGAAGACTGCGATAATGCATGAAACTATGCACATGGCTCTTCTTCTATATAAATGGGATGCAGAAAAAAAGTCAGAAGAAATAATAACAATGGCTGAAGATGAAGCCAATGAGATTATTAGAAAATTGAAGTCGTTAAATTTGATAAAGAAAAAATGAAAACAACTCCTGTCCCAAATGGTCCTCTTGTAAAAAAGAAAGGACCATTTAAGGGTTCTACACTAAAGAATGGTGGAAAGGTAAAGGTGAAAGCTGGTGGAGAAAACCATGTAGTGTATAAAGCTACAAAGGATGCAGGTAAAGCTAAGAAGGGTGATATAATGGTGAATCATCCTACAATGGATAAAGGTAAATGGGACACCATTAATCTCACCAAGATAGGTAGAGCTAAGACAGTTAAACAAGGTGTTGCTTCTACAAAGAAGTGGCACAAAGATAATCCTGATTATAAATACAAAGGCAATGGCAAAAAGTAGCGCACAACAAGCAGCAATAGCTATCTCAATGAAGAAAGCTGGCAAGAAACCTAAGTCTATGAAAGACGGAGGATCTACACCAGCTTGGACACGTTCTGAGGGAAAAGATCCCAAAGGTGGCCTTAATCGTAAGGGTGTAGCAAGTTATAGAGCTGCTAACCCTGGAAGTAAATTGAAGATGGCTGTAACAACGCCTCCCTCTAAGCTTAAGCCTGACAGCAAAGCTGCTAAAAGACGTAAGTCTTTCTGTGCTAGAATGTCTGGTGTGAAGGGACCTATGAGAAAGCCAAATGGCAAACCCACAAGAAAAGCTTTAGCACTCAGAAAGTGGAACTGCTAGCCATCATATTGTATATCATTTTTTTAGTTATGTGCTCTAAGCATGTACGTTACAACATCAACTTTTTAAATACAACTAAATCTAAACCACAGTTTTTTAAGTGGTCGATAAACCAAAAAACTAAAGCCCCCCAGCATGATATTTAAATTAGAAAAGATTCTAAGGAATGTCCATTCTTTAGAGTTAACAGGAGAAAAACTAGCTATTCTGTCAGATTTACATTGGGACAATCCAAGGTGTGATAGAGAAAAACTCAAAGAACATTTAGATTATTGCAAAGCAAACAATATACCCATCCTGATCAACGGAGACCTATTCTGCCTTATGCAGGGTAGAGGAGACCGTAGAAGTAACAAATCAGACATTAGACCAGAGCACAACAACGCTAAGTATCTAGACTCTATAATTGAGACAGCTGTAGAATGGTTTAGTCCATACGCACATCTGTTAACAGTGATTGGATATGGTAATCATGAAACAACGATAATTAAGTTTCAAGAGACAGATGTTCTACAAAGATTCGTTGACTTGTTAAACTACAAGAACAAAACAAATGTTCAGACAGGCGGTTATGGTGGATGGTTATCTATAAGAATTTCTTGCCATCACTCAAGCATTATTAAACACTTAAAATACTTTCATGGATCTGGTGGAGGAGGAATCGTAACGAAAGGTGCAATTAATCTTACACGAGCCCTTGAAATGTATGAAAACATGGATATATTCGTGCTAGGTCACATTCATGAGAACTGGTGCAGAAATGATGTCAGAGATGTCCTAAAGTTCAATCGTGGTAAACGTATTTACGAACTAGAGCAGAAAGAAATACATCACTGTATTGCTGGCACATACAAAGAAGAATATGGTGATGGCTCACATGGATGGCATATTGAGCGTGGTGCTCCTCCAAAAGTTACAGGTGGTAGAATATTAATCTTCACACCAAAAAGAACTTACGAAGGAACAGCAAAGAACTACGATGTTTACATAGATTCAATTAAGTTTCCGCTATGAAAGCAATATTAGAGTTTGATTTACCTGAAGATACTAGAGAATTTCAGGCTTCTGTAAATGGAAGAAACTATCAAAGTGCTATATGGGAATATGATCAGTGGCTACGTTCAGAGATGAAATATAAAGAATTATCTGATGAGACGTACAAAGCGTATGAAACTTGTAGAAAAGAATTAAGAGATATACTTGCACAAGACAATATTCAAATTGAATGATGATGAAAAAGTTACTTGATGACGAAAGAATACGAATTGCAATTTTAGCTTTTGCAGCTGGTATTATTTTAGCTTTTATTATATATCCAAAGCCTGAAGCTGAAGAGATTTACAAGTTTACAACCAAGACAGAAATAGATACAGCATTCGTTGAAATACTAGATACTGTATACATCCCTAAAAAAGAAATCAAAACCAAAGTTGTTAGGGATACAGTCCTTGTTGACTACAAACCTTCTATAAAGAAGTTTGAAGCATCCAAGTCTTTTGAGTACGGAGAGACAACTGTGTCTGGCGAAGTGCTAGGAGATGTCTTGAATTTGGATATAAAGAACAAGTTTGCAATTCCTGTAGTGACAAACACCATCACTAACACAGAGACTAAAACCATAATTAAGAAGAGCAAAGGAGTATATCTAGGCGCAAACATCAGCTCTCTATTACAACCAGGCGCAACTGCTTCCTACGTAGATGACAAATACATCTTTCAATATCAATATCAACCTGTGACAAAAATACACACGTTAGGCGTTAGTAAAAAGTTATTCTAAAGGTTAATGAAGTCTTGTGTTTTGTAAACTTAAAAGTTACGAGGGTAAAAAGTTGTAAAATTTACCCTCGTAATTCGAAAAACTTCCGTAATTGTCACGATTTTTTTACAGGATTTGTCAAGATAAACTCTTCAACATCTCAATCATTCTAGGATGAGGATAGATGTCAATCTTGTCCTTACGTACAGAGTTGTGTGTGAACACACCTGCTTCTCCTTTTAATGCTCTAGGTGTAATGTCCCAGATGTCTTCGCAGTAGTCTAGAGGAATACCATATCGTTTGTTCCATAATAACAGCAACTGTTTTACAGATTCAATCTGAGCGTCCGTGTAATCATGGAAGTATTGGAATCCCTTGTAAGGTTTGTCAAGTTTAATGATACCTTGAGTCATCTCCTTGCCAACATAGTTGTAAAACTTACCATTGGCCTCACGGAGATTACCCCAGTTACAAATCTCAATGCCTATACTAATCTTGTCTAGCTGCTGAAAAGGAATCTTACGACTGCTGAATGTAGCCTTCTGTAGACCTAGGTGATATGCCCAATACTTAGAGCTGAATCCCTGTACAATCTGTCCATCAATACATCCTTTACCAATACCTGAGATGGATACACATGTGGCCACTCTATCAGTGTTTGATGCCCACCAGCCAAATGTTCCCACACCATTAGGGCTTCCTGCTGTGTGGTGTAAATAAATTTGTTTCTTTGGAGTTTCCTCTGCTATGTATTGGCTAGAGGGGAAATCAATTTGTAAGATGTTCATAATTTTTTAATTGATAAGGTTAAAGATATTTTACATAAACTGCCAAATTGTAAATTCTACTTTACATTTGGCAACTTATAGCAAATAGTGCCAAAATATAATCCAGTTTTTTGCACAACAAAAGTCCAGTTTTTTGCACAACAAACTGGACATTTTTGTCGCATTATATTATGATTTTTGCGACAAATCGTACCCCATAAGGTACATTACAGAGATAAATCACATTATAGTGCTATTATAGGGTATAATTTTTAATCTTTTCCCAGTTGTGGGAACCATCCAGTTCATCAAAACTTTGCTCACGGTTTGCATGAATTTTTAACAAAACTAGATAGCCAATTAGGTCATTTACAACATCTTCGTCATCCTTGTCTAGAGAACCATTCTTAATTCTCTTGAGCTTGTCATCAATGCGAACCAGTAGTCCTTCTTTTGCGGACAACTTACTAAACACTCCTAGTGGTTCTAGTGCTGAGTTGCCATACTTTCTATTCTTACTAATCAAAAGATGTTCAATCTCATGAAGAATGTCCATCACTTGTCTATCAAAATTTGTTTCACTCATTAGTATTGGTTTTTATTTCTATAAAGTCTTCCCATTTCAAGACATCCTTTTCTGTAATGTTGTTCCACCTCCCAGAGTGATACCTCATGGAATTGATGTTTTCAACAGTGTATACAGATCCTATGACAGGTTTTATTTTCCAATCATATAGGCTAGGATTCCCCTGAAATTTGAACTTCTTCATAGTGCGATTTGAAGCTTTGGAATTTTCGATCAGTAAAGTAGTCGCTGGTTCTGAACTTGGTCCTTCCCTTTTTAACTAACAGACCGTCTTCAAATAGCACGTAGAATTCATTCTCAATCAGAGCTTCATTGATTTCAACATATTCTTTCCACCATTCAGCGGGCTTCTTATTCTCATCAATGACCTTCGTGACATTGTGCACTCCAAAAGGGTTCAGGACAACAGTGGGTTCCATATATTTATTGTGTTTTAAATTTCCAAAGAATATACAAAGTATTTTCGAATTTGTTTTTAAATTTACTAAACATTAGCTGTCAACCAAAAAATTTATACATCATGAAAAAATCTTCAACAATTAAGAAAGCCCAAATGGGTGCTGCTTTACCATCTAAAAAAATTGGAGTTTCTGGAAGTCTGAGAAAATTTAAACCTCAAGGTCCTAAAAGCTCTAAAGGTCCTGTGTACGAAGGTTACACTCTTCCAGAATTTACAGTAAAAGCACCTAAAGCTAAAGCTGGTAAAAGCCTAGGAATGGAATCAGTGAAAGCTCGTTACGACAACAACCCAGGAGTTACAAGAGCTGACATCATTGTGGCGGCTAAGAAAAAAGCTAAGTATGGTGCTAAAGTTGCTCCTAAGAAGCCAATTAAAAAAGCTCAAGATGGAACGAAGATGGTGGTAGATGGTAAGGAGTATATGGAAGGAGCAATGCTTCCAGAAGCTGTTGTAACTGCTTCTAGAATTAAGGATAAGCCTAAAAAGCCAGTTAAAGCAAAAGATTGGACTAGAGATGTTTATCGAGCTAATAGACAGGCCATAAAGGCTTCTGGTGCAGGTGCTAGAAAATTGACTAATATTTTTGGAATGAGAAAAAGAAAAGATGGTGGTGATGTAAGCATGGCTAAGAAAGGAGCTTCTGTTAAGAAGGCTATGGGTAAATGTAAAATGGGATGTTAATATGAAAAATAAAAAAATTCCAACTGCCCAGATGGGTAGATCTTACATCAACAGACGTGGGTATAAGTCAGCTGGTGTTCAAACACCAAAGGCAGCAGAAACACCAAAGCCAAAGTTTACTGTAAATGCAGCTGAAGCTAAAGCAAAAGCTGACCAAGAGCTAGAGAATTATATGAAGACTGTAAGAGGAGAATCTCTCAAAGCTTCTATTGC